CCATGTAGCAAGTAGCTTTCGACCCTACAACCTACACAACTTGTGGAATGTTGCACCTGACATTCTCACTTGCTGATTGATGATAGTGGTATATAATAAAACAATGAAAAGACCAGATAAAAAAAGTCTCATAGTTAATTCTAGAAATATAAAAAACTTGGTAAAATCTATAAAGAAAGAAATGCGAAAGATAAGCCAAGAATCTCAAATAGCATTGTTGAGAGAATCGAATGGCGTTACTCAATATCGCAGTCAATTTTTACCTAAAATTAAATAAATAATATGAATATCGCACTTATAATATCAGCACTAATACTTTTACTTATTGGAGTACCGCTAAACATTAGTATGGGGAATTGGATTTGGGCAGCTTACCACCTAATTATTGGGCTAACTATCTTTGTTTTCCTAAAAGTAATAAAATAATATATGAACTTCACAATAGACAATTACCTGAGACACCCTCTAAGATGGGGAACACTCCCAAAAACCACAAAAGACATAAAGGTACTAGGCTTTACTTACAATAGAAGTGCTCACACTCTATACCCTACAGACCGAAAGGTATTTACCCTATACCTCGGCTCTACTTTTAAGTCATACTCTAACTACCCACTAAGCTAATTATATGGAAAGAGCACACCTAACAAAAAAACAAGAAGGCTTCGTAAAAGACTACCTAGACACAGGTAACGCAACAGAATCAGCACGAAGAAACTACAACGTAAAGAACGATAACGTGGCTGGAGCTATAGGAGGAGAAAACTTACAAAAGCCTAAGATACAAGCATATTTAGAATCTATGGCAGAAAAGGTGTCTAGTAACATGGTAAGGCTTGCTTTAAGTGCAGAAAGTGAACAAGTACAAGTAACAGCAGGAAAGGATGTACTAGACAGAGCAGGATACAAACCAACTGATAAAACTGACATAACAACTAACGGACAACCTCTTAACCAAGACACTCAATCAAAGATAGATGAAGCCGTAACTAACTACATGAATGGACATAAAGGAAATACTCAATAGAGGAGAAGCTAAAGAGCTAAAGCATCTTTTTTCATTTAACAACGATACGCCTGATGAACAGGTGTTATTTAAGTTCAACCTATTTAGTAGATACTTCTTTGTTCAATATCATAAGAGTACTGATGCACCTTTCCATGAGGAGATTAACCAATCCAACTTAGATGTGTATCGAGGAAAGCTAGACACCTTTGTAAACATTGCCTTTCGAGGTGCAGGTAAAGATGTAAAGACACAACTGTTTATCACCTATGTGATACTAAACGACACAGCTTGTAGCAGAAGATACTTTAAGGTCTTATCAGATGACGGCACCAACTCTGTTCAAAGTGTAACGGATATATACAACATGCTTGTAAGTCCACGAATAAAAGAAGTCTACAACGATGTGTTTGAAAGAACTGTATTTAAGCGTGAAGAACGAAAGGATGCGTTCACCACTAAATCAGGAGTAAAGGTTCAGGCAGACATTGTAGGCTCATCACAACGAGGAGCTAAACAAGAAGAAGCACGACCAGACTTTATTTGGATGAACGACTTTGAATCAAAGAAGACTTTGAGAAGTGCAACTATAACTCTTTCAATATGGCAGAACATGGAAGAAGCACGAACAGGACTAGAACTTGGCGGAGGTTGTGTATACACCTGTAACTACATTTCAGAACAAGGGAACGTGCATAGACTGGTAACAGAAAAGGAAAGTGTGCGTAAAAAGGTTTTAATTATTCCTATCATAAAAGATGGTAAGCCTACATGGGATAGATACACCCTAGAGAACATAGAAGAAATGAAAAAGACTGATGATGACTTTGAAGGTGAAAGGCTTTGCTCCCCATCTGCTCAAAAGGATGTCTACTTTGATAGAGAGAAGCTCGACAGTATGCCCATTAAACAGCCTGTAGAGGTCATAGCAGGGTTCAAGCTCTTTGCTAAGTACAATCCATCACACAGATACGCAGGAGGTATGGATATTGCAGGAGGTGTAGGTCTCGACTCATCAACTTCGGTCTTCATAGACTTTAGTACCATACCAGCACAAGTAGTAGGAACTTTTGCTAGTAACGAGATACTACCTGAAGCATTTGGAGATGAGATTTACTCACAAGCTAATCGTTTTGGTGGGTGTCTAATCGCACCAGAGAACAATAAGTTTGACCAAACTATCCTCAAAGCAAAGCAACTAGGAGCTAAACTCTACACAGGAATAGGAAAAATTATAAAGATATACGAAACACGCCCTACTACTTTTGGATGGAACACCAACTCATTAAGTAAATCAAACATGTTCCTTTCACTTCGAGAGGCTATTGATAGTGGGCTTATATCCTTAAATGATAAAGACCTTATCGCAGAAGCAAAGTCATATACTCGTAATGATGTTATCGACAACGCACCAGATGTGAGACTTACCACAAGACACTTTGACCTTTTGGTAGCGTGTTGCATTGCTTGGGCTATGAAAGACCACGCACGAACAGCTAAACCTGTAGAACTCTACGACCCATTTGAAGCAGAAGAAATAAACCCAGCAATTTAATAGTGTTACAGTTATCACTTTCATGTTATAATACATTAAGCTATGACAACTATAGAAAAAACAAAATATTCAATGGTGGTTACTATGAACGACAAAGAATATAAAATTGATACTAACGACATAGAAGAAACAATGCTTACTCTTTCGCCACAATGGTTGAAGACTAAAATAATCATGAAGATAAAGGAAGGAAATAAACTGTGCGATAAAATGTTCCTGTTACCAGAAGGAAAGCAATTTTACCGAAACAAGATATACCGAGAACACATTATAAGAAATTTAATATTTAAGTAGATGAACATATTTGATTACGTTAAAATAGAAGAAAACTCTTTTAAAACAGAAAGAGTACCCATTACAGCTTCAAAAGATTGGAACTTTCCCGAACACATTGAACGGTGTGTGAACGTGGCTAACGGATGGTTTCATCAAGGAAAGAATGATGGCACACGCCCTTATGACGACATTGCTTCACCTATTATAGACGTATCTTTTAGGACAGAAGGCTTTGATGTAAAGGACATTGTCCCTTATGTGGATGATGTAGACTCAGACCACCTATCTTTCTTGGTAAAGACTTACCACCCACAATGGGCTAGAAAGAACAAACTCGACACTCTTATTGACGAAGTAGTAGAAAGCTCTATCATCTTTGACCTTGTCCTTTTGAAGAAGGTTGATGGTGAAGTGCCTGTAGTAGTTAAACTTCAAGACCTAGCGTTCTGCGACCAGACAGACATTCTCTCAGGAGCTATCGGTATCAAACACTATCTTACTGTTCCTGAACTTCTTGAATATAAAGGAAAATGGAAAAACGATAAGATTGATGAGTGTATCGTAATGGCAAAAGCAGAAAAGGAAGTAAGCACAGCTAGAGGAAAGAAAGCTCGAACACCATCTAAGTACATTGAAGTGTATGAAGTGCGTGGAAACTTCCCTAAGAGCTACCTAGACGAAGAAGATGAGTCAGAAGACTATTCAAACCAGCTTCACATCATCACTTACTACACCGACACCGAAGGAACTAAGAACGGTATCTGCCTTTATAAAGGAAAAGAAATTAGTGTATCTGAACGCTTCAAGGCTCTAAAGATTGACCAAGTACGTTCACATGGACGTGCAGCAGGTCGCTCAATCGTAGAAAGACTATTTGAACCTGTAGTGTGGAATAACTACTCAGGTATTAAACTAAAGAAGATGCTCGATAGCTCTGTAAACCTTCTACAAACCGACTCAGATGAGTTTGGTAACAAGAAGATTTCAGACCTTAAAGAGATGACTGTACTCAAGCACGAACCAGGGCGACCTATCTCTCGTGTAGACATGGGACTACAAAACTTCTCTCAGTTTCAATCAGAACAGGACAGACAGAAGATGAACGCTCGTATGCTTGGCTCTGCTTCAGAAGCATCTCTTGGACTTAACCCTTCTTCAGGAACACCTTTTGCACTTAACAATCAGGTTATCCAGCAAGGTGAAGGAATCCACGAATACCGAAAGGGTAAAATCGCTATATTTTTTGCAGACGAAGTATACCCAGACTTCATTCTCCCTCTACTCGTAGAAGAAATGGACAATGGTAAGACTTTCTCCGAGAACCTTTCACTTGATGAAATGCAGGAAGTAACAAAGAAAATGGGAATAAACTTCTCTAACCAAAGGATTAAAGAACTAACACTTGAAGGTAAAATAGTAAGTAAAGAAGAACAGGCTATCTTTGCACAACTAGCAGAACAGAAAATGAAGAGCAGAGGACAACGAGGTTTCTTTGAAATAATCAAAGGAGAACTTAAGAAAATCCCTCTTAAAGTAATGATAAACGTAGCAGGTAAGCAGAAATACCTAGCTAGAGATGCAGACAAATTGTCAAACATGATTAGCACATTCCTACGCTCTGGTGTACCACTACAACAACTAGCAAAGCCTATCAATGAACTCCTAGAGTATTCAGGAATGATGCCTGTAGACTTTAGCTCTATCGTAAACCCTCCAGCACCAGCTACACCTACTGTACCAACCGCAGAACCAAGTTTGCCACCTACACAGGAGGGTGGTATAATTCCTTTACCAATTAACCAATAATATATGTTATCAGATATTGAAATCACTAAAATAGAAAACTTTTGCAACGATGAACAGACTTTTAACGCAGTTAAGAAAGTAGTACTCGCTATGTTGTATGATGATGGGGTAATCACTTCAGCAACTAAGGCAAAAGTAACTAACGGAGCTTTTAATCAGATTGCAGGTGCATACCAAAACTCACGAGCTGTATCAAATGACGAACTAGGACAGCAACTACGAGGACTTTACGAAGGAGCACACCTTCTCGAAAGTGGATTCGCTAAGCTAAAGACAATTAAAAAAGAAGCAAAAGGAGAAGAGTCACCTTATAACGAGGCAGTTTAACAATTAACAAAAAATAACATGCAAGGATTCAAATATATAAACATAACAGCAAGTACCCTAGTAAAAACAGGTTCAGGAGTAATCAAAGGAATCGTAGTCAATTCTCACACATCAGGAACAGTTAAAGTATGGGATGCTGTAACCGCAACCACCCCAACTCTTTTTAACACTATGACACTTTCAGTAATAGCAACCACAGGAGAACGCTATATCGACCTTATGGAAGCAAACTTTAACATCGGATGTTTCGTAACTATCGCAGGAACAGCAGACATTACTGTTTTGTATAAGTAAATTGTGGTATAATACAAGTAACATGAAAAAAATAACCCAAGCAATTATCAAGAAAATAAAGAAAGTAGCTCCTAAGAAGGATGTAGCTCCTAAGAAAGCACCTGCTAAGTACAGTTGTTTTAACTGTGAAGACTCAGGAATGGATTGCTACATGTGCAAAGCGGCATAGTTTCTTTTGGTTATAATTCCATCTAAAAATTATTACATACAGGTATCATTCCCTCCGAATGACTAATATAAAAACATCTCATTATGACTAATGAATCAAACGAATACGACAACAACGAAGAACTAGACCTTAACCTTGAAGATGAACTCCAAGAGGAAGAGACTACAGAAGAAAAACCCGTAGAGAAACCTACAGAATCTCCTGAAGCTAGATATTCAAGACTAAAGCGACAACAAGAACAACTGCTTAAAAAGCATCCTGAACTTGGTGAAACTAAAACAGAAAGAAAATCAGACAACCTCGACTATGGACAGAAAGCCTACTTGATTGCCAACGGCATCAAAGGTACTAAGGAAATAGATTTGACCAATAGGCTAAAACTTGAAACAGGCAAAGACTTGGACACATTGTTGGAAACAACATACTTCCAGTCAGAGCTTGCTAAACTTCGAGAGCAGACAACAACCGACAACGCTAACCCAAGAGGAGGCAAAGGAGGTAAAAATTCTTCAATAGATACAGTAGACTACTGGATTGCTAAAGGAGAACTCCCACCATCTTCAGAAACTCAGCTTAGACGTGATGTAATAAACGCTCGACTCAACAAAGAAACCAAAGGTACATTCTACAACTCATAAACTCACAGTAAAAGGTGTCTGATTAAGTAAATTATTATTTAATCAAACATTAAGACAATGGCAATTATCAAGAAAGAGGAGTTTGAAACAAAACTTCAGGAACGACTAACAGCACCAGCAGTTTGGAAAGAAATCACAAAGGTTATTTATACAGACACATCTGTTATCCATAACCCTTTCCTAGTAGATTCTTCAACATTCACAGGAACTCGAGGAACTGGTTACACATCAGTAGCAGTAGATACCACAGACGACACAATCACTATCAGCACTTACATCGGTTCAGCTCAGCACATTGACCGAGCAGACCTAGCACAAAAGACTTTTAGCGATTTCATGGACATTGCAGACAACATGGCAACTATGCTTAACGAGCGAATCGAAACAGCAATGCTTGCAGAACACGCTCAGTGGACAAACTTTGACAATGCATCTATCGGAGGTGGAGCAGGTAACATCACTGTTGCAACTTCAAACATCGATGACATTATCACAGAAATCAAAACCGTTATCCGAACAGCAGGAGGTGGAGAAATGGCAGACCGAAACGGTATCTTTATCCAATGGAGAGAAGCTGATTTTGCAAAGGTAGAACGCCTAGCAGCATCACAAGGTTTCAACACAGCGGACAATGTACTTAACAACGGAATCAAGCAGGGATTTAATTACCTCGGAGTAGAAAACTACTCAACTTCAAAGAATGTCGCAGGACACGTTTTTGCAGGAGTTAAGAAAGCCTTTGTTACTGGTATCTGTAAGTCTACCTACGGTCTTATGACAGAAGTTGTAAACCCAGTAGTTTCAGGAGCACAGATTTCAGGAGTAGGACTAGAATCACGAGTTGATGTAGCTTTCAAAGCCTTCAACAAAGTAACTCCAGTATTGCTAGACGTACTCGTAGCGTAAGTTTAATTGTTAGCATTATCAATTAACTAAAACACCATGTCAGTAACAACAACAATCGGAACAAGACTAGACCAGCCACGACTNANAGCACCAAGAATCTCAAATGCACCAGTTGCTATCAACGCTACAGCTACAGCTACAGCTCTTCAGGTGTCATCAGGATATATCACATCAACTTCAGCAGCAGGAACTACAATTACTCTTCCAACAGGAACACTTCTTGGAGGAGAGTTGAAAGCCACTCGAGGAACTTCATTTGATTTATTCATTGACAACACCGCAGGAGCAAGCACCGTAACTATAGCCGTTGCAGTAAACGGTGTCCTTTCAGCAGCTGCCGCAGCCAACGGAGCTTCACAAGGACTTCTTACAGTGCCAGTAGGAGTAACAGGACTAGCATGTTTTAGACTAATCTTTAGCTCTACAACAGCCTACGCATTTACACGAATCGCATAGCGTTCCACCTCAGTCCCCATTAAAGGGATTGGGATTGGCACACTAACAAATAAACAAAATGTTACAATTTAACACACCAACAACACATAACGGAATAATTCAACGCATTGAACGAGAGTGTGGATTTAACCCAGGAGATATTAGCGGAAATGCAGTTCGTTTAGCTCAATTTACATCAGATATAAACTCAGCAGGTAGTGAAGTATTTGATGCTCTTATCTCATCTTCAGGACGATGGCAGATTGACGACACCAACCACGCAGACCTACCTTTCATGTATACCAACCTTGTAGCAGGACAACGAGACTACTCATTCCTTACAGACGGCTCAGGAAATATGGTGCTAGACATTTACAAGGTAATGGTAAAAGGTGCAAATGGTATCTACTATGAGGTAGACCCTGTAGACGTTCAGACTGATATAAACATGCAGGGCTTCTACAGTGGACAAGACTTTCAAGGTCAGCCAAGACGTTACGACAAGACAGGTAACTCAATACTTTTAGATGCTATTCCCTCTTACAGTTCAGCAGAGGGGCTTAAAATCTTTTACAATCGTACTCCTTACCAGTTCGCAGTTGCAGACACAACTAAGAAGCCTGGAATCCCAGCTCTTTACCACGAGCTTTATGTACTTATCCCTTCATACGCTTTCGCAAGAGGAAAGCAACTAGCCAATAGAGAGACTTTGTTTAGAGATAAAGAACTCTTGTTTGGAAAGATGAAGGTAAACGCAAGAGACAGGAACAGAGACGAGCAGTCAGTAATAGAACCAGAATACATTAACAGTAAATAATAATAATATGGACACATTAAAACTAAAAGGAACATACGACTTTGTAATCAAAGACATAAACGGAAAAGTAAGAGATAGTTGGACAGTAGAAAACCTAGTAACA